TCGAGGAGATCAAGGATCAAATGCACGAGCTAGAGAAGAAACTCATTGCCGAGTACGCCTCCAAGGCAGACTTGAAGGAGGTCGTGAGAGAATCGCTAAGCCCTTTGAAAGAAGCTATTTCAGAACTAAAGGGGGACTTGAAGGCGACAATCGCGGCCATTGACGGGTATAAACGATGGGGTCCACCGGAATGATTCCACCCACCCTTCCAAACAAGTACGTCCTGCTGGGGGCTGGGTTGATCCTAGCCTTCGGCTTTACCTTCTCGTACGGGTACTACAAAGGAGGTGAGCAAGCGGAGGAGAGATTCAACGAGAGGCTCCTAGAAGCCAATGAGAAGCTCCTAGAGAGCGAGAAGGCTTTGGCAAGGGTAGCGTCAAGGAAAGCGTCGGAAGACGCTCAGAAGCTCTCTCAGGGACGATTAGAGGCATCAGAGATACGGAGGCAGTATGAGGATGCAAAACCTCACGAGATTGACCCTGTTGCTTGTGTTAGTGATGACCAGCGCCGGGTGCTCTCGGAACTGGCGCGATCCACCCAATAACCCATCCCGCCACTGTGACTACGTCTCGGAGTTAGCTCTCCAACCGTGTGAGTCTCTTGTGCTGGATGAGACGATGCCAATAGGCACAGCGATGATGGTGTGGGGGTTGCAATACAAAGAGTGTAAGCTCAAGCACGAGATACTTAAGTCTTGTATTGAAGCAGATAAGCCGAAGCCATAAACGCAAAAAGCCCGGCCCTCGTGAGAGGTGACCGGGCTTCTTTTTGCTTGTTGGATTTTACTTAACGTTAAACAGATAGATTGCAACGATCATCGAAAGGCAAATCCCAGCAGTCCACAGAGCCTTAACGTAAGACGGACTTGCCACCTTATACCGACGATCCATAGCTCTTCGGAGCTTGCCCTCTTCTAGTTCGTACTTACGCATCTCAAGGGCAGACGACATTGCACTCCAGAACTCATCGTCATCAATTTCAGACTTACGGATGTTGACTCCGTTGAACTCCACACCAACCGGAGAGCAATCTTCCTTGCGGAAGAAGACCCACATCTCGTCACCAGATGGCCACATTACCTCAAGCATGTCAGTCCAGTTGGTAGTGACAATAGTCTTCTTGCTATCCCATTCTTTCCTGAAGAGGCTCAAGATGTACGCCTTCAACTCACGTCGGTAGTCTTCCACCGTCTTCCTTCGGATAGCCATCTCAATTCACCGTCCTGAGATTACGAACAGTCTTCTCGTATTCCTTTTCGGACATAGCGTTAAGACATTCTTCAATACCTCGCCACTCGAACCCGTCCGCCACCATCACCAAGTACCGATACTCGTCTGGCTTACCCGGATTAGCGGACATACGCACTTCCATTCCACAACAATCCTTGATGTAATCAAATGGGGTAGGAAAAGGAGACGGACCCTTGAGCATCAAGACGGTATTGCTCCCGTGGACTTGGAGTAGTCCTCCGGATTCCTTGGCTACGATCTCCAAGTTTTCGTCGTCATCTCCGGGGATGTCAGTTTCGTCGGTCATAGGTTTGGACCTCGTTGTTCGGAGACCTTTACATCAAAAAGCTTACCATTAACACCACCAAGCGTTACAGTCCCGTACCGGGAGATAATCTCGTCGAAGTCGTTCTCAAACCAATAGATAGTGTGTTTAGCCAGAGCGAGAGCATCACTCACAACGAAAGGGCAAGGTGCGCGCCTATCTGCGTCGAAGATGATTGGTCCGAGAAGGGTGCTGTGTTCAGCAAACCCCCAAAGACCAGAGACGTGGCACCTGTCTAAGCGAAACAGAAAACGATCCTTGGTACGATCCATCTCTGAGTAGGACTGATACAGTTTAACAGACGCCTCTGCGTTATCAGGCTTAGAAGCATAGGCTACTAGAACGTACTCTTTACCGGGAACACGCATCACGAGGATACGAGGGTCATCGGTCATTATCGTCTTCCCCGTCTCGGTCGTAATCGAACAACCCATCCTCGTCGGATGGCTCTTCGTCGTTATCTTCGGTGGTCATCTCACCCCACACAATAGCCTCTTGAGCTAGACGGATGATCTCTTGAAGGGCTTGGTTCAAATCCTCGGGATCATCGTGGTGTGGGTTACACCGACGTGCAATATCAATGATGTTGTCTAGCTGGTCAAGTGCCATGTACGTACCGTAAGTGTTACAAGTTTGAATGAAATCGTCCATAGTAATCGGTGGTTCAACCTCCGTGTTGGTGTTAGTCGTAGAGCCATCGTACTCCAACAGAAGGGGTGTGTCAACAGGGACAGGTTCCGGTTGTACGAAGCACAGACCGTACCCACACTTAGCAATGACTTCCGTCATTATCTGAGTATCCAGCTCCGAGTATCTCCAACAATGCCCAAGGAAGTCTACGAAGTCACGGTCTTCAAGGATCGCTCCGCGAGCAGCTACGAACATAGCGGGTGCCCGTTATCGGAGAGGTCTTTTACAAACCTATTGTGTACAATGATCGCTGCGTCTTCCCCACCCTTGTCGGCAAGCGACGTGATAAAAGCCAGATACGCAAACACCTCGCACAAATGACGTGACCGCACTGCAACACCACTATCTATGCGGCATTGCGCACGCCAACGTCTGGCCCGTTTATCCCAGCAGACGCCCGGAAAGATCGACGTTTTTCCAACACTAGCTTTGTTCGTGGCGTTCACTTGACGAGACACATCTCGAAGATTCTCCCACCGATTATCGTTCCTTATCCCGTTGATGTGGTCCACTGTATTCGACGGCCACTCACCTGTCATGTAGAGGAAAGCAAGCCGGTGACTAGGGTATCTCACGCAGTCCACACTGATGCGAAGATACCCGTGTTTATGAAGGCTGTTTGTAATTTGACCTTTCTTGGCCGCTCTAGCTTTGTCAACCCGCCAACGGAAGTCACCTGTGCTGGGGTTGTAGTCCAGCAACTCTTTAAGTCGCTCTTGAGTTAATGGCCTACGTGCTTGTCGTTTCGGCATGGAAATCCTTATCTGCTTGCGGTAGCGACCCCCATGAATGGCAAGAGTTGCAGCAAAAACGCCGGTACCTGCGGGTCTTGGTGTAACGCCACCCACGAAACTCAATATCTTCCGAACCACAAGAGGGACAAACAATCCCAGTCTTCTCTTGCATAAGTGCAAAATTGGGCAGACCCTTAATCCACGGCTTCAGACGGTTGTACAGCTTCTCAAGCAGGGTGACATCACCACGGTTGTACCGTTCCATGACCTTCTGTGCCTTGGGGCAACCAGCCTCAACATCCGTCCATAGTTCTTGACCTTTGTGATGTACCTTAGCACCGAGGCCGAGCTGTTGACAAACGAAGTCGAGCTTGTTGCTAGCCCACCGGAACTGGCGCTTCACTGTTTGGTACAAATCAATGTGGTGGAACGGAGACGGGGGTGGGAGATCGTACAGGACGAACTCTTTGTACAGCGTTGGGATGTCGAAACGCTTTCCGTTGTAGGTGACAACTACGTCAGCTCCGTCAAGAACCTCGTGAAGACGAGTAAGGAACTCCTTGTAGCAAAACCAACTCTCTTGCTCCTTGATCGGATGCCACTCGGCAGCAAACCCAATCTTCTTAGCCCCCAACCACTTCCAAGCAGCACACGTAGTACGACCGGGCTTGATAATCTGCTTGATACCTACGTTCTGGCCCCACAAACCCCACACCGCAGCGTGATGGGGGAGTGTCTCAATATCTAGGAACAACATGCGTACAGTCAAGAGACTTACCCCTGATTCCGGTTCTTGTACCAAAGATAGAACATGTAGAACGGATAGAGCACCGGCCAGAAAGCAATCTCAGCCAACCGAAGCGGGTCGTTGGCATTCTCCTCATCCGACTCAATCCAATAGAAATACACACAAGCAACAATGTACAGGTAAAGAGCGGTCATATGGTTTACTTCCCTTGGTGCTTTGAGAGTTGGTACAGACCAACGACAAGGATGTACGGCCAAGCAAGACACAGCAGAAGATGACCGAAGGAGTAGTCCTCCCGGTTGGTCAGGTAAAGTACTGTGGCTACACACAGCCAGAAGGCAATGGCGAATTGAACTAGATCAAGAAGCATCGGCGGGGGTTTCCTCGGGAAGTAGAACACTCATAGGGACAGGCCACAACTCACGCAGCTTTTGGGCAATACGCTCGGCTACCACACGGACCTCGTATTGGGCGTGGGAATCGAGCCGAAGGCGTAGGAAGTGGACCCAGTTGCGAAGGTTAGCTCCGGCGTAGAAGCGGGTGAGAAGGGATTGGGGGAGGACAGCTCGGGCTTGTTCGCGGCAGATTCCAGCGAAGATCAGCGCCTCGTACACCTCCAAACTCTCCTTCAAAGATTGCTTGTAAGCAGCACCGGCTGTGGTGTCAACCCCGTACTGAAACTTTAACGGGACACCGTCCTTTCCGAATTCATGGAAGACGTAGCCCACGAACTCCTCATCCGTACTCGCCTGCTTGTTACTCTTGGATTGCTTACGCCACTTGTCTGGTTTCCAGAAGGCGATATCCTCGGAGGTGTAACGCCGGCTGATCTCATTGAACGTAAACGTTCGGTGACGCATGATCTGGGAGCGGATGAACAACGGACACTCGATGAGGAACGTGGCGTGGTTGTACTCAAACGGAGTCATGTGCTGATGATCCGCTAGGTACTTCATCAGCTTGATGTCAGCCTTCTCATCTTCTCCAGTCTTGTCCTCTTTTCCGAACGATGCTCGTGCTGCAGAGACGGGGAGAAGATTAGCATCGGCAACGTGGACAGAGGATGCAATAAACTCTGCGCTCATGGTTGTATGAGCCACAAGCTCAAGGCGACATTCCGAGATTGTTTTGAAGGTTACGTCAGTCATTTACAGTCTTCCATGCTTTGTTGTACTTTATACTTTTGATCGGCGTAGCCGTGACGCCATACAGCTTAGCAATGTCTGGCGGTCTTGCACCAAGAGCAAGAAACTCTCTTATCTCCCTGACATCGTCCTCGGACAGTTTAGCTAATGGATGGCGCACTCCCTTGCAAGCAGTTCCGTGGCGTACCCTATCACCTTGGTTAGCGCGCTTTGTGTCCCATCTCAGGTTCGCTAAGTTGTTGTCGACCTTGACTCCGTTGTTATGACAAGCCTCTTGTCCAGAAGGACAAGGGCCGACGAAGGCTTCAAGCACAAGACGATGAACATAGCTGGTCTTATTAGACCCATCCTCCGAGAGCGCAACCGTGCGATAGCCTTGGTCCGTGGGATGAGCAGCCAGCACCCTAGGTGGTGAACGAGGCTTGCCCTTGAACTGGAGACTTCTCACCAACCCGGTGTCAGACACCTCGTATCTGCCCTCGTACCCCGCCACCGGTTTCCAGACAACCTCACCCATTCAACCACCCTTCTGGAACATGTCCTGTTGGAGACACCGCAAAATCAATACCGTTCTTTCGGCACCAGTCGGAATACTTAGTCTTAGAGTTGCGCTGCAACTTATTATCCCTTTGAAACAACATGCGTATATCCAACCCCGGATTCTGCTCAACAACTAACTTCATCTTTTTACGATCCGCTGCGGTGAAATTTCCCTTACTTTCCACATACACCTTGGTTCCCTTCTCGGTTACGAGGATGAAGTCCGGTGTGTAGTTGTGCTTGGACTCGGGGATGATGTACGGTAGTCGTTCCGACTCGTACTCAAACTCCACACCACGGGCTTCAAGGGACTTCTTGACCTTGGCTTCAAACCCAGAGCGGAGCTTCTTGGGTCGCTTGGCTTCGGGGTCTTGGATGCGCTTCCTCTTCTTAAGGATGAATGTCATCAATCTCCCCAGCATTGATAGCCATACGATACACCTCGTACTCCGTACGAATACTCTCCGGCATGTGCTTCACCAACCAACGCAATAGCGTTGTAGCCATCTTCAACCGTTGGCTAAGACGACCCACCTCATCGGTTAGCTCGGTTATCTTAGCCTCGGCTCGCTTGTTACCCTTGGTCTTGTCTTGGATACTACGACGCTTAGCTCGATTGAACTTCTCTACGGCAATCGAGAACTTGTCATCGTCGGTTACGTCCTTGTTGCGCTTCATTAGAACGGATACTCCTCATCTTCTTTAAGGTAACGTCGCAGCTCGTCCATGTGATGACCAGCCTTCTGCAAGTCCTGCTCACCGCCCTTAGCCTTGTGGCGGGAGAGGTAGCCGATGATTGTACCCACATGGTAACCGATATACTCGGCGGGACTCATCCACGCTCGCATGGCATCCCAAGGTTGGATGGATAGTTCGGAGTAGTGGGTGCCTCCGACCTGATGACTCTTTTCCCAAGGGGCCTTCTCCTTGAGGAGAGAAGCAAGAGCGTCGTTGTGTCGTTCCTCTAGCTCAGGGATAGGCGGTGTGTACACCAATGGTTCAACAGCTTCCCAAGCCGGCGTGAAGTACGGCGGACCCTTAGCAACAACACTCATCTCAACCCCCTTCCGCTTTAATCAAATCTTGGAAGAACCTTTCCACGTTGACAATTGCCTCTGGCTGAGCCAACCCCACCGAAATCAACTCAGCAAGGGCATAAGTCGTAGCTGCTTGGAGAACTACATTCGGGATGTTAAGTCCAAAGCGGTCGTGAATAGCTGCTAGGTTAAGGTACTCGTCAGGACTCAAGTAGTCTCGCTTTACCATCCCGATAGGGGTGAGGATTTTGTAGGCGTACAGACGGCCACACTGAAGAATAACCGCTCGATCAGCTTCGGTCATCTCTTGGAACTGTTGTTCAAATCGGGGATCGATGTCGATCATTTTCCGGAACTCCTTTTAGACCGGCTGCGGTCACGTGTTCGCTCGCACTCCAAACATATGTTGCTGTATCCTGTCAGTTTCCTGTTTCTGCTTTGCACGAATTCTGGCAATGGCTTGGTGATCTTACAAACGTAGCACTCTGTTTTGCCATCAACAGCCTTGACCTTGTCCTTCGCTATATTAAACCACAAAGGCACAACCTGCATGTTGTCCAGAGAATAGCCTTTTGTTTTGTCAACTCTGTCAACGGAGCAACCAGCGAAGTCTTTTGGCATAAACCACTCGACAAAATCTTCAAGCGACACATCCACAGAAATACCGGCATACGACTTATTTCTGCTCGTGTCTGTGTGCTTGGTCCGGTGCTTCATCATACAGTATCTTGAAACAGCCCGCTTGCGAGAACCTATGTCAAGATACCGAGTATCTTTTCTTTTTCTCTTTTTACTTTCCACTGCTCCCCCAACCACCATCACCCCGCTCACCCACTACCGTGGTGAACTCCTTAACCTCCACCACATTAACCTTTGGAACCGGGAGGATGAGTAGCTGGGCGATGCGATCACCGGCCACCAGGTACTGAATACGATCACCGTGGTTCCTGAGAAGCACGCAGACCTCACCCGTATACCCGCCGTCTACCACCCCAGCACCCACCTCCAGGTGGTTCTTAGATGCCAGCCCAGAGCGGCTACGGATGTATCCGAAGTACCCCTCTGGGATAGAGACTGAGATACCAGTCCCAACTAGAGCAGATTTACCCGGAGCAATCTCCGCATACGGAGAGCCGTTCTTGGGGAAACAGTACAAGTCCAGCCCAGCATCCGCTGGGTTAGCTTTGGTGGGGAGGTTTGCTTCGGGG